TGTTCATGTATGGCGTTGTCAGAATCCTATTAATTTTTTAGAATATGGACATGGCGGTGTAAAGTTATTGCCAAGGCAACTTACAATAGATATGGATGTTAGTCATCCTGATATGACAACTAGTATTAGTAATAAATTTTATGCTCATGAGGAAATTAGTAATACTACAGCATTTAATACAGATCCTTTTAATACGTGGAAAAGTGCATTCCGAGAATGTGTTAAATTATCAAGTAAACTTATTAGAGGACAAGTAGACGAAGAAACTGAAATGAGATTGATGGTGTGGTGTAATGAAGGTATGGATAAGCCTAATGGTGACTATGCTATAATGGGTGCAATCGCAGGTAAGAAATACGGAGAAGCAAAACAAGGTAATAAAGAAGCATTATTTAAAATTAATGATTTTAAATGGCTTAAAGAACAATACAATGCAGAGAATTAAAGATATAAAAACTGTTCATGTTGAATTAACTGATAAGTGTCAAGCCCAATGTCCAATGTGTGCAAGAAATTTTAATGGCGGAGCACCTCGTCCATTTATTCGTAATGGTGATATAAGCATAGCTCAGTTTAAGGAATGGTTTCCGAAAGAATTTTTAGCTCAGTTAACAAATTTTTACAGTTGTGGAAATTATGGCGATCCTGCATTTGCACAAGATTGTTTAGAAATTTTTCAGTATGTAAGAGATGCAAATCCTACTTGTAGATTAGCACTTCATACTAATGGTGGTATGCGTAATGAAGAATGGTGGAGCAAACTTGCTCCTGTAATAGGTTCAGTTAGTAATAGTAATGTTGTATTTGGTATAGACGGGTTTGAAGGGAAGCACGAACAGTATAGAAGAAATACAAAGTTTTCAAAAGTTATTGACAATATGGAAGCATTTATTAAAGCTGGAGGAGTAGCAAGAGTAGATAGTTTAGTTTTTAAACATAACGAAGATGATATTGAAACACTTGAATATTTTTTATTAGGAAAAGGAGTGCAAAAAGTAAATTTTGTTAGTACTGCAAGATTTTATGACTTAGATAAATTTGCAGTTCAAGATTTAGATGGAAATTATGAATATGATCTTGAACCTGCTACACGATCAGAATATAAAAAAGTACCAAATAAAGCATTAGATAGTTTATTAGATGATGATGTTAGATATGAAGTAATTAGTAAAGCTAGTATTAAACCAAAGTGTATGGAAGACCAAGGTATATATGTTGATCCATACGGAAATATCCTTTCTTGTTGTTTAATAGGTAGTGATTATTTAGAAGAACCATTAAAAGAAACGTTGCCTATTCATACGTTAAGGAATTTAACAGTACAAAATACAAAAGATATGTTAAAAGATATAGGTGTACCAAATTGTAAAGATGGTATTCTTAGTAAAGATATTATACTATGGGAACACATGGGAAATTATTGGCATGGTGATAATAAGTGTATGACCTGTGTCAAAGCGTGTTCTAAAACAATCTTTAATACAACAAAGAATATATCATGACAATACCATTTGAAAATATAGTTAAACTAGGACAAAGAACAATGCTGGAAAATAATGTTTTTTCAGTTAGTTGGATCTTAGGTAGGTTTTGTAATTATGATTGTAGCTATTGCTGGCCGTATGCTAAAAGCAAAGTTGTAGATCATAGGCCTCTTTTAGAATACATTCGTACAATGGATGAAATTAAAAGTCAAGCTAGAGCTCAAGGCTTTGATAAGTTTCATTTTAGCTTTAGTGGCGGTGAACCAACTGCATATAAAGGATTAATTGATTTAATTAAAGCATATAAAGAACCAGTTAGCAATTATCTTAGTGTGCATATGACTACTAATGCAAGTCCAGGATTTAATTGGTGGAATAAATGGTTAACAGCAACAGATGGATTAGATCGTAAAAGTATAACAGCAAGTTATCATGCAGAATTTTCTAATGAAAAAGAATTTATAGGTAAACTTAAATTTTTACAGGAACACGGAGTATTAGTTACAATTAATCAAGTTATGGTTCCTACAATGTTTGAAGAATACTATACAAGAGCTTTACGTTTTAAAGATGAAGGACTACACGTTACTCTTAAACCGCAAAGTAATGATACAGCAAGTGCAATAGTTGAAGGGTATAGTTTCGAACAATGGGAAATATTACAAAGTGAAATGGAACAAGAAATAAATCAAATAGCATTATATGATAAAAAAGGTACAGAATATAAATTAGATCAAGCAGAAAGACTCAATGCCCATCAGTTTAATAAATTTGAAGGGTGGATGTGTAATGCAGGATATCAAAGTTGTATTATTCGCGAACCGGGAGGAGAAGTTAAACGTGCTTATAGCTGTCATGATGAACCTTTAGGTACTATTGATGAAGGGTTTAGTTTATTTAAAGAAGCTAGAGTTTGTATAACACCAACTTGTGTAAGTAGTGCAGATAGTAAAATACCGAAAGAAAAAATATGAAAATAGATGTTAATGATATAGCTTATTGGATGGATACAATCCGTGATGAAGATAATCATATGCGTTATCATATGCTAGAAAGTTTCTGGCATGGACAACTTAAGAGTAAAATATGGTTATGTGAAACACTTGCTAACGTTGAGCATACTGTATCAAATAGAATAGTTATTTTTGGCGGATGGTATGGAGTACTAGCAACAATGATTTTTAATAGTGATGTTGGAGCAAAACATATTACAAGTGTTGATATTGACCCTACGTGTAAAGACATAGCGTTAAAAATGAATAAAAAATATGAAATAAATAAAGAGTTTGATGCAGTTACAGAAGATATGTGTAATTATGAATATACAGACGATCCACAGATTGTTATTAATACAAGTTGTGAACATATTACACAAAAACAATATGATGCTTGGTTAGAAAAAATTCCAGATGATACATGGATAGTTGTTCAAAGTAATAATTTTGTATCACATAAAGAACATATTAATTGTGTAGATAGTCTTAAAGATTTTAGATGGAATTCAAAAATTAGTAAAGAGTTTTATTCGGGTACATTAGAATTACCTAAATATGACAGATATATGATTATAGGTAGAAAATGAAAGAACAAATAATAGAACAATTACAAACTGTATACGATCCAGAGATGACAACTATCAATATCTTTGATTTAGGATTAATTTATGATATTGATATTAAGGGTAAGGATGTTACTATTACTCATACGCTTACATCTATGTTTTGCCCAATGGCAGGTGCAATCTCTGAAAGTATTAAACAGGCAGTAATGAAAGTAGACGGAATAGGTGAAGTTAGAGTTAAGTTAACTCATACACCGCCATTCACTAGAGATATGATGAGCGAAGCGGCAAAACTCGCATTGGGATTTTAAAATGACAGACAGTAACGAATATTGGTATAACCCTGCAGACTCGCAGTTAGGAAAATGGCAACGTGAATTAGAAGGCGTTTCTAAATCTCCTACGTTCTGTGTATTACCGTGGATACATTTTGCTACTCGCCCTAATGGAGATATGCGTTTATGTTGTAGTGCTAATGCCAGCGGAGCGGCTACTGGCGATCATGAAGTAGGGTTAGTAAAAATGGAACATGGCAAGCCTGCTAATTTTGGTCGTGAAACGCCTATGGAGGCTTGGAACAATGACTATATGAAGTCAGTAAGAACTACTATGCTTAAAGGACAAATTCCTGCTAGTTGTACTAAATGTTTCCAAGAAGAAAAAATAGGTGTTGTTAGTAAACGTATTTGGGAAACCGGTACTTGGTATAAAGACGGAGTAGATATTCCTGAATTAATTAAACAAACACAAGAAGATGGTACAGTTCCAGAAGAACTAGTATATTTAGATTTGCGTTTAGGCCATACGTGTAATGTTAAATGCGTAATGTGTAGTCCACATGATTCTAGTCAATGGGTTAAAGACTGGAAACAATTAGTTCCACAACTAGAGGATCCAGAAGTCAAAAGACAAATGGCGTGGGACAAAGCAGAGTTTGATAATAAGTGGCATGAGAAGGAAACGTTTTGGGAGGAAATGAATAAGCAAATTCCTAATTTAAAGCAAGTATATTTTGCTGGTGGCGAACCTTTAATGATTAGAGAACATAAAACATTCATTGAAGAAATTATACGTCAAGGTTATCAAGATAAAATCTTATTAAGATATAATTCAAATGGTATATTAGTAGACGAAGATTTAATTGAGTTATGGAGCAAGTTTAAGAAAGTTAAGTTTGCAGTTAGTATGGACGCTTGTCATCAGCGTGATGAATATATACGTTTTCCAACAGAGTGGTCAGTTGTAGAAAAGAATCTTCATATGCTAGATAACACTCCTGACAATATACAAACAAGTTTAGCCACTGCTATACAAATTTTTAATGTAAAACACTTACCTGACTTTATGAAATGGAAAGTAGAATCTAAATTTAAAAAACTTAATGTAGGTACAGTTCCAGGCGGAACACAAATGGGTGGTGGATTAGTTAATATGCATTTACTGTATATTCCTACATTTTTAAGTATACAAATATTACCCAAAGAAGATAAGCAAGAAGTTAGAGAACGTTATTTAGAATTTAAAGATTGGCTGTTTACTAATTATAGACAAGATGATGAGTACTGGAAAATTAATCCTTATGGTTGGAAACGTTGGGAAGCAGTAATGGATCATATGGATGCAAAGGATA